TTGCAGGCCATCAAGCGCCAGGCCACATCCACCGGTGTCACCTTCGATGCGCCGCGCATCGAGGTCGACACGGCCGTCGCCGGCGGCGTCAAGAAAAAGCTCTATGCCCACGCCGATGCGTTCTGGGCCAAGGCCCTGGCGGATCTGGCGGCCGACACCGGCAACTGCGAACTGGGAATGCAGGCGCCGCTTGTGCCCACATCTTATTCTCGCCTTGGAGGCTACATGTAATGGCCGACGATCAGAATCAACCGCAAGCCGTTCCGCCTCTGCCCGCGAAGGGCAAGATCGTTACGGATGCGGCGCTCTACATGTCGCAGATCTCGCTTTATCGCAATTCGCTCGCCTTTGGCGGGATGCGCGATCCGTCCACAATCTGGACGACGATGATCTACAACCACCCCCAGGCGATGCTTCTCTATCGCGAACTGGAGGAAAAGGATGAAGACGTAGGCAATGCGCTCGACACGTTGCGGCTTAGCGTGCTGGAGCGCGATCGCAGCGTGATTGCCGGCGCCGATTCGCAGCTCGGCCTGGACGTTAAGGAATTTATCGAAGATCAGATCGCGCTGATCCCTGACTTCCATTCGGTGCTCGATTGCGTACTGGACGCGCCCGGCTATGGGTTCAGCGTCCAGGAGATGATCTTCGATACCAGCATGGGACAGGCTTCGCTGGCTGAGATCAACGATTGTCCGCAAGAGTTGTTTCTGTTTGGCGATCGCTACCAGCCTCAGATCGGACAGCTGCAGTTTCTCGATCAACCATGGGCATCTACGGGGACGCTGGTACCCGAGGAGAAGTTCATCGTCTTCACCTATCGCAAACGCGGCCGCAATCGCATGGGACGGCCGCTTCTGAAGTCCGTGTTCTGGCCGAGCTGGTTCAAGCGCAATATCCAGCGGCTATGGATGCAGTTCGCCGAGAAGGGGCCGGGGACAGCGGTTGTGAGGTACAACGACGCCGATAACGTCGCCGAGCGCCAGCAGGCCGCCGCTCTCGCGCAGGCCATCATCGACAACGTGGCTATCGCCGTTCCCCAGGGATTCAGCTATGACGAGGAGCTGCTCAAGGTGGCACGATCGCAGGATCCGGCCGTCTATGAGAATTTCTTCCAGGCAATGCAGTACTCCATCGCGCGCAAGATCCTGGGAGAGACGCTGACCAGCTTCGGCAACGAAGGCGGCACGGGCGCAAAGGCTCAAGGCGAAGTGCATGCCGACACGCTGCAGAAGCGCACTGTCGAGCTTTGCCGCGCCGTCGCCTCTGTCGTCAACCGTCAGCTTATCCGCCCGCTGGTGCTATGGAACTACGGGCCGAACGCGCCCGTTCCGGAGTGGACGTTCAACATCGAAGAGCAGGAAGATCTGACCGATCGGATCACTGTGGACATGGGGCTGCAGAAGATGGGCTTCCCCATCAGCCAGGGCTACGTATCCGAAACTTACGGCGTGCCTGTTCCTGAGGAAGGCGATGTCGTGCTGAAGGCCCCAACTCCGCCGGCGCCCTTTGGGGCGGCCCCGCCGAATTCAGGCGCCGATCCAGACGCGGATCCAGATGACGACGCCGATCCGGGCGATGACGATGAGGATCAGCCGGATGAGGAGTTCTCGGAGCCGACGACCAAACAGATCGTCGCCCGCGAACAAAAGGACTTCGATCGTCTCTTCTCGCAACTCAAGGGAGAATCGGTCGAGATCTATCGCAAGCGCATCAGCGAACTGGCCAGCGGCCTGGCTGCGAGGTAGCAAGTGATTCAGCCGCAGGTTCAGATCGGGGATGCTCTGGCCCAGTATATGGCCGCCTCGAACCTAATGGGGCGGCTGCATATTGTGCGCGTGGGCCTCGCGAAGACGCGCCGGCCCATGCAGCTCGCCACCGGATCGCGCCTGGTCCGCAGTTTCGCAGAGCAGATGGACGACGGCATGTTCGACGTCGGATTCAGTCTGGATGTTCCGGCCACAGGCGCGATCGAGTACCTGCGTAAGCTCACGCCGGTGACGAGGCATGTCTTCGACGGACTGACTCGCCAATATCGCAGCGACGCCTTTACGATTGCCGGCACGAACGATCAGCGCGTCATCGCCAAGGTGCGCGACGAGCTGGCCGATACGCTGGCGAACGGAGGCACCCGCGCGGAGTGGGGAGCGGCCGTTGGCAAGATCACGAGCGACGCTGGAGTCGCCAATCTCACCGCATTTGAACTGGACACCGTCTTTCACACCACAGTGGCAAAGGCTTACTCCAATGGCCGGCTCGAACAGATGCAGGAGCCGCACATGCAGGAGGCGCTGCCGTTCTGGCAATACTGGACTGTCGGCGATATGCGTGTGCGGCCAGGTCATGCTGAGCTGGACGGATTCACGGCTCGCGCAATTGATCCGGTATGGCGTAGGATTTACCCACCGTGGGACTTCAATTGCCGCTGTTCAGTTGTACCCATCACGTCGGATGAAGCTCCGGAAGGCAGTGAAGACGGCGGCCTTGACCGTCTGCGGACCATGCCTCTGGCTATGATCGAACTTCAGCAGACTAGCTTTCGGTCGCTGCTAGCCGCATAAACACTGGCATTCGCCTACTAATCCCTTCCCGCAACAGTGCATATATCGCACTCATCGCGTCTATTGCGTAGTCCTCAACAAATATCCTCTGTGCCACTTACATTGGCTTCGTGGCCGTAACTACAAATACCGGCGGAGATAGTGCAGGCACGAACATGTGCGCATGCGAGTGCGATCCCTGCAAGAGCGGGATTTGTAAAGACTGCTCCCATAAAGATTGCGACTGTGCCAACTGCACATGCGCTCAGACCGTTCAATTGGCCGATTTCGGCAATGGATGGGTCGAAATCTTCCGTACCGGAAGCTACGGCGATAAGGGCACTTTCAGCCAGGAGGACCTCGATCGTGTAATCGCGAACTATGATCCGGAAGGATCTGAAGGTCACGAAGCTCCTGCATGCGTCGGCCATCCGAAAGACAATCTGCCCGCGTATGGATGGGCTTCACGGCTCATGCGCAACGGCAATACGCTTCTGGCGAAATTCAAAGAAGTCGATCCGGCGTTTGAAGCCGCGGTGAAAGCCGGCCGCTATAAGAAGCGCTCGGCCGCATTCTATCTCGACGACAAGGGCCGCATCACCAATCTGCGGCATGTGGCATTCCTCGGTGCGCAGCCTCCCGAGGTCAAGGGACTCAAAAACTTAAATTTCGACGATGGAGACCGGCGATTCACGGCGGTTGATTTCGGCGAGGAGGAAACTGTGGACGACAAAAAGCCCGTTAAGGATCAGATCAAGGAGTTCTTCGCCGAGATGTTCGGGGCTCCCGCACAACCGAAGACATTCAGCGAGGACGACGTCAAGCGGATCGCCGCCGAAGCTGTGACAGCCGCAACCAAGCCGCTGCAGGACCAGGTCTCCGCCTTGCAGACGGACCTGACCGCGCAGACTGCAAAATTCTCCGAGCGCGAGTCTCGGGCAGCTCTTACCGAGACACAACAGCGTGCGCTCGATGCTATCAATGGCCTCAAGAGCAAGGGTCGCTGGGTTCCCGCCTTCGACAAGGCTGGGCTTCCCCTGGTGTTCGACGAGCTGGCGAAGGTCACGACGACCATCGAGTTCGGCGAGGCTGGCCAGGACGGAAAGAAACCGCAAGTCGCTCCCCTTCAGGTGTTCACCAGCTTTATGGAGTCATTGCCGAAGATTGTGCCGAGCGGCGCGGTATTCAGCGGTGCTTCGCAAGCGCCAACAAGCGTTAATCCAAAAGACGATCCGCTCACGGCGGCAGCGCGCGCCCGGCAGAAGGAAAAGAACATCACCTTCAGCGAGGCGCTCGACCAGGTTGTGACAGAACGTCCGGAGCTGGTAAACGCCGGCAGTGCGGCGGCCGGCGCAGTCTAGCAGTTCCACGCGCCGTGTGGTTCTCTGCATGGCGACGGAGCGGGCGCCGTGATTCGCCCGCAGCTTTCAGACTTTCGCCCCAGGAGGGCATATGGCAAACATCAATGTCGAACTGAAGGGGCCGCAGGGACCGCAGATCAAGGAGAGCCTGCTACCCGCTGCCGTGGCCGGATTCCAGCGCGGCCTGGCTGTTGTCTATGGCACCGACGAGTATCACGCTGCCCTGGCGACCACAGCCGGTGAACCTTGCGTTGGTTTGATCGAAGAGGATGCGGTATCGGCCCAGAACCCCATCTCGGTAATCGAGCATGGGCAGGCCGTGGCGCAGATCGGCGCCGCCGTAACACCCCTGCAGAAACTCACCACTAACGCCGCTGGGCAGTTAATCCCGGCCGTCACACCTCAGCATGTCATTGCGGTCGCGCTTTCGGGCAATCCCAACGCGGGCGATTACATCACCGTTTTTGTGTGTGGCCCTGGCGGCCAGGCCTTCAACTAAGCCAGGTCGCGCAGTCAGTCTCACCTGGGCGCGCAGTAACGCGCCCAGCGCAATAACAAGAGTCACCCGCTCACGAGCGGCAGGAGGAATGTTCAATGGGCGCTTTTGTCCCGACAATGCCGGCAGGAACTCTGAACGTTGCACTGAGCAACTTCGCCAAAGAATTCCGTAACAATGCCTTCGTGGGCGATCGATTTGCGCCCCGCGTCCCTGTGGCGCGCCAAAGCTATCAGTACGTGGTCTGGAATCGCGACGACTTCCGTCGTCCTGGCTCGACGCTTCGCGCGCCCGGAGCCAAGCCCGGAACTACCCGGCGCAGTTATTCGACCGCGCCCTACATGTGCCAGTCCCACGCACTCGACGGCGACGTTCCCTTCGAGAGCGAGGCTTATGGCTTGGGAATGGGCTTCAGCACGAAGAAGCAGCTCACCCAGCAGTTGATCAATCAGATCAATCTCGATCGCGAAGTGGCGATCGCAAACTTGCTGCTGAACACCAGCAACTTTCCGAACGGCGTCACGCTCTCGGGCACGTCGATGTGGGATGCATATCCCTCCACGGTGAACACGGGAAATGACGGATCGCATCCGATACCCGTCGTGGATAGCTATAAGGCCCTGTTGCGCCAGGCTGGCATTCAGGACTCGCAGATGGTGCTTCTGCTTTCCGATCCCGTCTTCGTGAAGCTGCGCAATCACCCGGACATCATCGATCGGTTCAAGTTCACCAACCCCCAGGGCGCAGTCTCGCTCAATCAGCTCAGTTCCGTGTTCGGCGTCGAAGTCGAGATCGCCAGCGCAATCCAGCTCGACAAGGGCGACAACGCCTCGTGGGTGTGGGGTAACAATGCGTTGCTCGCCTTCACGCAAGCTGCTCCGACGATGGACGACGTCTCTTGCGCGAAGACTTTCGTGTGGACGGGCGGCCAGGGCGAGAGTGGCGTTACGATACCCGGACCGATGAACACGGTCGACGGATATGGTGTTCTGGAATGGATCGATCCGCACCTTTCGACCAAGAAGTACTGGGCCTCTGTTGACTGGTATTACGGTCTGCAGGTGACGGCCGTTGAAACCGCGATCCCGATTCTCAATGCTGTCACCGCTCCCACCATGGGCGTGGTTCCCAGCGATATCGAGGGATAGCGATAGCCCAACCGCTAACGAAACAAGAGGGCGCGTGCCGGTGGCCCGCGCCCTTTGAGCAAAGAGAAGCAGAACCAGGAAGGACCGAATATGGCCACGAAAAACGAGAAGCCCGAGCAGGTCGAGACGAAGCCCTACAAAGTGATCAGCAACCTCCGCCACGGTGGCAAGCACTACGCGCCTAACGCGACGGTCGAACTCACGGCCAAGGAAGCGGAGACGCTCAAGGCCCTCAACGTAATCGAGTCCAAGTAGCCGAGCGCCCGATGCCTTACGCAACTCAAGACGACCTGGTCCCGCTACGCCTTACAC